GTTTCATGGCCAAGCTCACCAAATCTCAGGTCGATTACTCCAAAGGAACGCCCGAGGAGCATTGCGGGATCTGCGAGCATTACAGGCACGGGACGTGTTTGATAGTCGATGGCGCGATCGAGCCGGATTATTGGTGCGATAAATTCCAGCCTGGCGTTCGGGAGACGATCGCGCGTGCAGCGCATTGGAAGGGGTCGAACGGGCCACAGAAAGCCACTTGACATTTCAAGCACACGCCTTCAGGCAATTTCCGTCCCTGATCGGATCGGCAGAAATGGACCTCTCCAGGGCAACTTGGAGAGGTTTTTCTTTGGTGGTATGCTCCAATCAATGTCAACACTCGCAGACCGCACTAATCCAGCCTACCGCATCGTGTGGGAGCCCCAGCTCGGGCCACAGACATGGTTGCTTTCATGCCCGGTTTTCGAACTATTTTTCGGTGGAGCTCGAGGTGGTGGAAAATCTGATGGTATGCTTGGGGACTTCGCGTCCCATGCCGATGAATTCGGCGAGGATGCGATCGGACTCATCATTCGCCGAGATCTCGTGCAATTGAAAGAACTGATCGAAAGATCAAAGCAAATTTATAAATTGTTGGGTGCGGTCTGGCACGTCGGCGAAAAGATGTGGCGTTTTCCGAATGGGGCACGGCTCGTTTTTGCGTACTTGGATTCGGACGACGATGCGGATAGATATCAGGGCCATTCGTATAGCAGGATTTATGTCGAAGAACTCGGAAACTTTCCGAGCCCTGTCCCTATTTTCAAATTGATGGCCTGTATCAGGTCATCGAATCCAAAGGTGCGTTGTGGCTTCCGCGCGACGGGCAATCCAGGCGGCCCCGGGCATTTATGGATAAAAAAAAGATATATTGAACCAGCGCCTCGCGGTATGCAAATTATCAAAACGAAATTCATCAACCCATTCACCAAGGAAGAATACGAGCAAGAGCGCGTATTCATCCCATCAAAAATCACAGACAACCGATATAACAATAATGCTGCCTACGTTGCCCGCCTGCAGATGGTCGGCAACGCGCGGCTTGTGGATGCGTGGCTGCTCGGAAACTGGGACATCATCGAGGGCGCATATTTCGATGAGTGGGACGAGCGGAGGCACGTCATTGATCAGTTTATCATTCCGGCGCATTGGACGCGGTTTACGTCGATGGACTGGGGCAGCGCGCGACCGTCTGCTGTGCTCTGGTGGGCTGTCGTGCCTGATAAATTTGATCCGCTTCCGGACCATTTGCCGAGCACGTTCGATCCGAGATACGCATACAAGAATGACAGGCCGCGAGGGGCCATCATCTGTTACCGAGAGTGGTATACCTGCCAGGTCGACGAAAACGGCCAATCGATGCACAACAATGTTGGTCAAAAGCTGACAGCCGAACAATTTGCCAGCGGGGTGGCGGAACGGGAAAAGAGGGAGCCGCTGAACGATCTGGGCCGGCCCCGGATATCCTACCGGGTGGCCGATCCATCGATCTTCAAGGAGGACGGCGGACCATCTTTGGCCGAACGCTTTGCGGCAGAGCCCTATTACCATTTTTGGCGGCCGGCGGATAATGCCCGCGTCGCACGGAAGGGTGCTATGGGTGGTTGGGATATGGTTCGAGCTAGGCTAATCGGGGAGGACGGCGACCCAATGATTTACTTTTTCCCAAATTGCGTTGATACTATAAGGACATTGCCGGCCCTTCAGCACGACAAAGACAATATCGAGGACGTGGAAACTGACAATGTCGAAGATCACTGCTTTACGGGGGAAACACTTGTAAGAACGCTTCGAGGTATGTATTCACTTGCTGAGCTTATCGGAACTGAAGGCTATACCCGATCTCATGATGGGGAATGGCACGCTTATAGGTCGGTTCGACTTGTAAAGCGGGATCAGCCGATTGTTTGTCTGAGTTTCAGCGATGGGATGACAATTCGATGCACTCCGGACCACAAGTTTCTGACGACGAACGGGTGGATAAAAGCGGAAAACTTGATGGGATTAACGATCCTGTCGTTATCTCCACAACAATTCAAGAGTTCGACGGAACAAGGTATTACTTCTGTGGTGGAAGATATTACCGACACAAAGGTAAACTGCTCCATAAGGCGGTATGGCAGGCCAATCATGGCCCAGTTCCTAAAGGCTGGCATGTTCACCATAAAGATCGCAATCGGCACCATAACAGTATTGCCAATCTGGATTGCATGTCATCACACGATCATCAATCAAAGGAGCACGGTGCCGAATCAGCCGAACGACTTAGACCGTACGTTGAAAGTGGTGTGGGACGAGAAGAGGCCAAAGTTTGGCATGGAAGTCCTGAGGGCATTGTTTGGCACCGCGAGCACTATAGGCTCCGTTGTGCTGAGGCGATGCATCGCAGGAATCCGGACATTTGCAAACGCTGCGGTACCGAATATTCAGCTCATCACAACAATCTCTTTTGCTCAAATAAATGCAAATCTTCATGGCGACGCGGTTCTGGAATCGACAACGAGAAGCGGACTTGTGCGCAATGCAATAAAGAATTTGATGTCAATAAGTACAGTAAGGTCAAGACTTGCTCCAGAGATTGCGGAAGAAAAACATTGGCCTACTTGTCTAGCCGTAAGGGACGCCGGAAGGGATGATGTGTATTGTCTCACGGTTCCTGAGACAGGAAACTTCGAACTTGCGAATGGAATGATCGTCGCGAATTGCGCGGATTCCGTGCGCTATAGTTGCACTTCGCGCCCATATTCCCGTCCCGAGGGTGACCCGGACAAGGGCCGCATTATGACAGTTGGCCCGGACAATCAGTTGCAGATCAAGGATGTGATGGGTGATTTCGAGGCCGTGAAGGAAGCTAAGTTTCAGCCGTACAAGAGGATTTGAAATGCATATCGTTTCTCACAAATCGCTACAAAGACCAGATTACGTCTATTCTCCGAACGGTGTCGGCTATTCGGCAGATGCCGAGCCTCATATAGTCTGGAACCATATTGACGGTCCATTGCTGCGCTGCCGAAACGGTTCCATACATTGGCTAACATGGCGCGAGCGGATTCGGATGTGGTTTGGTCTGGACGACATCTATTCGTGGAACGTAAGCGCATCTACTGACGAATTGGGGGGATTGGCTGTAATGGCACCGAACAGAGTGACCAGCCCGGCGAGTGCAAAGGGTCGTGACACGCCCGACCACGCCGAGGTGCCATCCTCTCAGTCGATTCGCGAGAAATGGCGTCCAATGCCGGGTCCGCAGCAGGCCTTTTTTGATGAACCGTCTGACGTGATTTATTATGGCTTGCGACCAAAGGGATTGGATTGACCATGGTTGACGACGATCGCGCCCAGATGCCGGATGACGAACCGGAGGACACCGGGAGCGATCCCATCATGGACGATCCGGAAGAATCCCGCCGGATGGCGCAATATTGGAAGGGCGAGATATCCGCGGTAGAACAGGTCCAGGAAGTCTGGCACAAGCGCGGCGATACGATCCTGAAGCGATACCGTGACGAGCGCACCATGGCCGATCAGCAGGGCCAGCGCCGGATGAACCTGCTTTGGAGTTCGGTCCAGATCCTCAAGCCGGCGGTTTACGCCAAGGTTCCGCAGGCGATTTGCGAGAGGAAATTCCAAGACAAAGACCCAGTTGGCAGGATATCTGCGACCATCCTCGAGAGGGCGCTCCGGAATGAGCTCCAGGAGAATGGCTTCCACCCGTCGATGCGTCGGGCGCGCGATGACTACTTGTTGCCTGGCCGCGGTCAATTGTGGGTGCGGTATGAGCCTGAAATAGGCGAGGGAGTGTCCATCCCGGCATCGGTTGAGCCGGATGTGACCGATGCCGGCGGTAATATCGAGCCGCCGGACGATGATGACGCCACTGAGAAGCTGGAGGAGACAGGCTCGCAGATCATCAGCGAGTCGGCTCCGGTGGATTACGTCAATTGGAAGGACTTCCTCATGCTTCCGAGCACGGCTCGGACATGGGAAGAGGTCCAGGCGGTCTCCAAGCGCATATTCACGTCAAAAACCTATAATATCGAACGGTTTGGCGAGGAAATCGGCAAGCGGATCATGGCGGACCCGCAGATGTCGCTTCGGGATCGGATCGCTGGCGATAATACGCCGCACACGCTGGACGATCATAACAGCCGAAAGCGGGTGATTTACGAAATTTGGAACAAGGCCGATCGCAAGGTCTATTGGATATCGACGGGATTTGATTCGCTGTGCGATTGCCGGGTAGATCCGCTGGAACTGCGCAATTTCTTCCCATGTCCGGAGCCGCTTTCGGCGACGATGACGAACGAGAGCCTCATTCCGGTTCCGGATTTCTCGGAATATCAGGATCAGGCAAACCAAATTGACGAATTAACGCAGCGCATCAGCCTTCTGGCCAAGGCGTTGAAGGTAGCCGGATGCTACGATAGCGCGAATAAGCCATTGCGCCGTCTTTTGGACGAATCGGTTGAGAACGAACTCATTCCGGTCGAAGGCTGGGCTCAATTCGCGCAAAAGGGAGGTCTGCAGGGCGCGATTGCCTTCCTTCCGATCAAGGAAGTCATTGAGACGATGCAAGGCTTGATCGCGGTCCGGGCCAAGGTGCTCGAGGACTTTGATCGAGTGACCGGGATCAGCGCTCTGGTAAGCCAGACTGGAGACGGTCGTGAAACCATGGGCGGCATGAGGCTCAAGGCAAATGGCGGTCAGACCAGGATTGAGGATCGGCGCGAGGAAGTCGGGCGGTTCGCGCGGGATGTCGTCCGGCTGGTTGCCGAGATCATTGCCAAGCATTTCCAGCCGGCGACGCTGATAGAAATCAGCGGCATTTTGTATGAGGAGGGGATTGACCCGGCGTCAATGCAGCCGGTTGTTCCTGACACGCCACCGATTGCGCCTCCAGCGCCGCAAATTGGGCCGCCGATGCAGCAGCCTGGCGGTGCCATGCCGCAGCCGGGAGGTCCGGCCCCATTGCAGCTTCAGGCGCCGCGGCCGCCCATGGCCCCGCCAATGGCTCCTGGGACCATGCAGCCCGGGATGCCGCCTGGCGCGATGCCGCCGCAACCCGGAACCGGCATGGTGCCGTTCCAGCCGCCAGGAATGCCGCCGCAGATGCCTGGGGCTAGCCATGGCATGATGCCGTCGCCTCCCGGCGGTGGGATTGGCATGCCTCCGACCCCTCCGGGTGGTTCGCCGCTGCTCTCGCCCTACGTCCTTCAGATTGTCGCCAGGATCAAGAAGGCGATCGACCTTCTGAAGCAGGATATCCCGCGCGGCTACCGGATCGACATCGAAACCGATACGATGATTGCCGGCGACGTTCAGCAAGAGCGGCAGGATGCGACTGAATTCATTACGGCGGTGACAAAATTCCTTGAGACGGCGCAAATGCTGGGAGCGCAAAATCCTGCGATCGTGCCGCTGCTGGCTAAAATGTTGCAATGGGGCGTCCGGAAATTCCGCACTGGGCGCGATCTTGAGAGCGCGATCGACGAATATGCGGACAAGGCCGAAAAGCTGGCGCAAACAACTCAAGCAAACATGGCTGGGCATCAGAACCCGGAGCAAGCCAAGGCGGCGGCCGATGCGGCGCGGTCGCAAGCTGAGATCGCCAAGGCCAAGATCGACCAGCAATCGCAGATGGCCAACGACCAGCGTGAGCAGACCATCGCGACGCAAAATCATCAGGCAGATATGGAAAAGCTGCAGCTCGAAATGACGATGATGCGGGAGCGGCACGCATTTGAGATGCAAAAACTCACTAGCGAACGTATGGCACATGCGGCGCAAGTCGGATTACCGGCACCGACGATGGAAACCGCGACCGCGCAAGGCCACCAAGACAATGTGATGCGTCTTGCAGAAGCTGCGGATAAAATCCATAAGGCGGCCAACACGCGCAAGCGCGTGATATATGGCGTGAATGGGCGGCCAATCGGAGTTGAACCAATTCCAGATCAGGAGAATCCAGTATGAAGCATCACGTTGAACGAACGTCGCCGAAAGGCCCCGGCCAAGACTTCATCGGAACATGCCGACTGTGCATCCTCGGTGATCGCTGATGAAGGTAGCCCTAGTCGGAACCTGCCCGTCGTCCCGCATGCTGGCGCCGTATGCCAACGGAGATTGGGAAATATGGGCTTGCTCGCCCGGCAATGCCTATGGGCTTCTGCCTCGGGTAACGCGCTGGTTTGAGATCCATGGCGACCTCGGATGGCAGGAAAGCGGCGCTTGGGGAGCATCGAAATATGTCGATTGGCTCAACGAGCAGGATTTCACGATCTATGCGCAGAGCCGAGAATACATCAAGAAATCGATCCCGTATCCGCTTGAAGAGATGATAGCGAAACACTCGCTGTATTTCTTTACGAGCACGTTTGCGTACATGATGGCGCTTGCGATCGCGGAAGGCGCAACTGAAATCGGGCTGTTCGGTATCGATATGACCTTACCTGGCGAATACGCCGAGCAACGGCCGGCGATGCAGCATTTCATTGTCATGTGCATGGCGATGGGAATCAAGATCGGAGCTCCTGACGAGAGCGACATCATGCGCCCGCCGCCGCTCTATGGCTATGTGGATGCAACGCCGGCCGGCAGGAAGATGCATGTCTATCAGGCCGAATTGGAGGAAAAGCTCAAGGAAGCTCAGCGCGTGAAGCGGCAGGCGGAACTTGACGCGGCCACCTTCGAAGGTGCATTAGGTGGGCTTGATTATTCTCGCCGCGTCTGGGGAAATGACCGGGTTCCGCTTCGGCCGGTCACCATGATCGAACCGAAGCCTTTGAAACTTGTAACCACTCCAGTCAAATAGGAGGCGATTCTGGCCTATTATTTTGTCAACGGTTCTTTCACCGCATCAGCGGCATTCAACCAGCATGGCGCGCTTGTCTATGCCACATCAACGAACGGTTCGGCGCTTCGCCGCGGCCGCGTCTATGAGTTGTTGATGGGCGCTGCTTCCGCTCCATCGGCAACGGATACTCCGATCCAATACGATCTATCGCGCATCACGACATCGACAAGCGGCGGCACGTCATATGCGCCACAATGCAACGACCCAGCGGACGCGCAGACGCCATCGGCGTTGGCCTATATCACGGCATCTGGAGCAACCGTCACAGCAAACAGTTCGCTGTTCAGCGTGCCCCTCAACCAACGCAACTCGCAACGGTGGACGGCTGCGCAGGAAAGTCAGATGCTGATTTGGCCGGCGACGAGCGGTAACGGTTTCTGTTTCCGAGGTCTGTCGCCATCATACAGCGCATCGGTCGGAACTGGGCTGTATTTCGAGGAGTGATCCTGTGTCGCTCCGATATGGCAAATCAACCGGATTTCTCGAAAGCTTCGGCGAGGATGGAACGTTTCGCCGAGACACATTTACTTGTTCTCACTGTCAGTTTGTTGTCAGTTTCAAGCCTTTCTGCGATCCTGCTGATGTTGGCGGACATTGCAAACTTTGCGATGGTTTGATCTGCCCGAACTGTGTCAATCGCCGCGTATGCATCCCGATCGAGGCGAAGATTACGTATATGGAAGGCGGGTGGATTGACCGCGCCAAACTTGAAGAGTGGGAACGAACTCCAGTTATCGCGATCGGAACGTAAATGGCAAACGTCCTGCAAACCGTTACTGCGTGGTCCTCATTCGGCGGCCCATCGCTTCCGGCCTCTACCGGACAAATACTGGATCAGGTAGCGGCACAGGCTGTGATCACTGCCAATATCGCGGGGGCTCCAGGGCTAGGCTTGACGGTTAATCCGGATAATTCGATCACGGACCCGGCTAGCGGCATCACGATCCTGCAGGGATTTGTCACGGCAGCGCCGTTTTACGATGTTCCTCTGCATCCATTATGCGCTTTAGGGTAGTCCAAGTCCGGCTGCGGTATAGCTTGGATTACGGAGCGCTGCGGACGTGACACAGATTTTCATCACGACCACTGGCGCCGGGACTTGGGTAAGCCCGAATAACATCCCGACTGGCACTGCGGCCGTCAAAGTCGAGTGTTGGGGTGGCGGCGCGGCGGGCGATGCTGTTGGCGGTGCCGGTGCTGGCGGGGCCTATTCGGTCAGTTTCCTGACGCTAGCCGTAAATACGGCATATCAATTCAGTGTTGGTCTTGGTGGCACGGCTGCGGGCGCTGGCGGCGATACGTGGTTCAACTCGGCTGCATTCCCGACAACAGGGCAGGCCTGCGGGGCGCGTGGCGGTGGGGCTCCGACCACGACGACGGGAGGCACTGGCGGGCCTGCCGGAACTGGCTCTGGCGCGGCCGGTAATGGCTTTTGGACTGGTTCCGGATCAACTGGCAATTCCGGCGGCAACGGTGGTTCATTATCGACCGATGCCGGTGGCGGTGGCGGTGCGGCAGGCCAGAACGGTAACGGCGTTGCAGGATCGAACGGAGGCGCCGGTTCAGGCGGCGCGGGCGGTGCTGGAGATAATGGCTCTGGCGGCGGCGGTGGTGCTGGCGGCACGACCGGGACAGCCGGATCTGGCAGTCCTGGCACCGAATCAACAGCCAATCTGAATAATGGCGGCGCGGCTGGCTCTGGCGGCGGTGGCGGGGGTTGCACAACTGGCACGGCTGGTTCCGGCGGAAAATATGGCGGCGGCGGTGGTGCATCGCTTGCTGGCGGAACGGCCGGCTCTGGCGGTCAGGGCCTCATAGTCCTCACATTTACTCCTGGTTCCGGATCAACAATTTATTTTCTGCCCACGACGGGAACAGTATTTCCGATTCCAAGCGATTGGAATAGCGGCCTCAATGCGGTTGAAACGATCGGCGGCGGTGGTGGCGCTGGAACGTCCGGCGGCGGTGGTGGCGCTTATGCCAGAGGAAGTAATCTTGCTCTGATTTCAGGGGCTCAGATTTTATATAGCGTCGGTACAGGCGGCGCAACTGGCATTGCCGGAAATGATACGTGGTTCGGTGGATCGTCGGTCGCGACATCCAAAGTTGGAGCAAAGGCAGGCACCGCAGGCGGCGGCGCTTCGGCTCCAGGTGGTGCCGCAACATCCTGCGTTGGTGGTGTTGGCGGCAGCACGCTCAATCCAGGGGTGCCTTACGCTTATTCTGGTGGCGCGTCCGGAACCATCAACGCCGCACCATCCGGTGGCTCTGGCGGCGGCGCTGCCGCAGGCCCCAACGGAATTGGCGGCGGCAGCGGATCGACCAGCGGCGGAAACAATGCTGGTTCCGGCGGCGGTGGCGCCGATAACGGAACAACCAGCGCCGCGGTCGGCAGTGGTGTCACATCAGCATCAAACGGCGGCAACGGGCCGAATGGAACTGGGGGAGGTGCAGGGGGCGGCGGCGGTAGTGCCGGATCAAACGGAACCGCAGGGACAGGCGGCGGCGGCGGCGGCGGCGGTCGCGGTGCAGCGAATGATTTTGGCGGCTCTGGAGCGACTGGATCGGAATGGGTTACGGCTGGTTCCGGCGGCGGTGGTGGTGGCGGCGGCGCCGATGCGACCGGAACCGGAATAGCCGGCAACGGTGGTGCGGCTGGTCTATATGGCGGCGGCGGCGGCGGTCGTGGCACATCGAGCGGTGGAACCAGCGGCACAGGTGGCGGCGGTGCGCAAGGTATCATCGTCGTATCCTATTCGCCGTTTCCAACGTTTTCCGTATTCGATCCACCAGCACCGTCGAAATCATGGCCAAACAACGCTAGAAATCGCAACGCGCAACAGCGCGATTTCCAGATGTTCTTGCCGGCACCTGGCTTGCCGAATGTGATATTTGGTTACAACCATCATTGGTGGCCGAACGCGCCACGGCCACGAAACTTCGCCAAGGATTGGATCGAATTCTATCAAAATACGATCGTTGGTCCGCCTGCGATCTGGTTTCCGTTCTCGAATTTTGATCCGCCGCCGCGGCCGCGCAATTTTGCCAAAGACTGGATTGCGGCTTCTGGAAATTACTACGTCGAAACGACGACGCTATCGTTTTTCTCGAATTTCGATCCTGCACCAAGGCCGCATAACTTTGCGCGGGATTGGATCTCCTATTCTGAGATCGGGTTCACGATCGTTCCGGTCAACAAGATCGGAATAACGTTTACTCCATTCTCGCCCGGCCAACATGCTCCTAATTTCTCCCGTGATTGGGTTGCGTATTCAGGGAATGAATTTGTTGAAGCGTTCCCGCAGATCGGTATTGATTTTTCTAAGTTCGATCCACCGGCACCGCCGCATAACTTCGCCAAAAGCTGGATTGAGTATTCCGAGTTTGGCTTTACAATTGTCCCAGTCAATCAGATCGGTATCGAATTCACGCCGTTTGCCCTTGGCCGGACTGCAAAGCTTTGGTCAGGACAAGGTCCGCAATGGTGGCCGTATTATTTCAACGCGCCATTCAAGCCATCAGGACGGGACACGCACGACGGGGGCCATCTGCGGAGGTGGCCGCATCCTCGCCGGCATCCCTCGGTTTATTCACAGGAATATTACGACAGGCTCAAGAAGAAGATTGAG